CGCCGACAGGTACACCGTGAACGATCCGAAGTCGATCGGTCCCTGCTGGGTCGACTGCACCTTGGGGGTGCCGATCGTGCCGCACTGATCGAACTTCCGAGCAGGGCCGCACGGGTACGGGTAGACGGATACGCCTTGCTCCCACCGATCGCCGCCGCTCGGAACGATGTCCGAGTCGGTGAGGATGGTGTGCCGAGGAGGCGCGGGGACTGGCCCGTCGACCTTGATTGGTGCGAACGTAGTCATTCAGTCCTCCGTGCCTCCTCGACTGCCAGCGATTACGGGCCGACCGAGCAGGAGAGCGTGCGCGGCAGGGTGACTTCACCCGTGGCGCAGACGGTGCTCGTGATCTTCAGTGACTCGACTCCGACGAAGGCGACATTCTCGAATCCTTCGCCGAAGATCTGGTAGTCGTTGGTCGAGTTGAGCGTCGAGTCGCGCACGATGCCCAGCTCCAGGGTGCCGCCGTCCAGGTAGATGAACGAGCCCTCCGGGTAGAGGAACCACACGCAGGTGGTCGGGAAGCCGAGCAGCGCCGCCGCCGCCTGGGCGCCGAAGATCTGCGCGCCGCCGGTCGGGCCGTCCTGGTAGAACGAGACGGCGATGTTCTTGTCGCGGAACCACGACATGAGATCGGCCTCGGTCATGTCGAACCGGCCGAACTGCTGCCGGGTGAGATCGACGATCAGGAGATCGAGCGACCAGGCCGGGAGCACGGCGCGCAGGATGCGATCCTTGTTCATGCGCTGCCGGTTGCGCTGGCCTGCTGCGGCCGTGACGATCTGGCCGAGCAGAGTGTTGACAGCGCCGCCGACCTGAGCGCCGGTAACGGCCGTGGACGCTGCCGACATGCCGTCGAGCAGCGCCACCTCAGCGACCCGGGCGAATGCCGCCTCGGTCAGTCCGGTGAACTGCTCGACCTGCTCTGGCCAGGCCCGCGTGCCGAGGTTGCCGAACCTCAGGCAGTGGAAGATGATCGCGACGTCGACCTCGGTCTGCGCGGGGCAGGCGACGGTCTGGCACGTCTTCGTGGCGTTGGTGCCGCCGAGCCCGTCAGCGGCGGCCGTGATGCGGCCGACGGCGGTGGTGACGGCGGACAGCGCGGGCGGCGCCATGAACCGGATGCCGCCCCGGGCGGCGTTGAAGCGCGGCAGCAGGTCGCGCACCGGCCGCATCGCCTCGGAGATCATCATCAGGTCGTACATCGGAGTGACCGGCGCGCACAGGCCGCCGGAGGCGACGAGCGCCTGCTCGCCGACGACGGCATCGATCTTGGCCCAGTTCTCGATCGGATCGTTCCCGAGCACGCGCTCCGGAACCTCCGACCAGTCGGTGGTGATCGTCGCGAGGGTGTGCTTCTCCATCTCGACGCCTGCGGGGATGCCGCCCTCGAAGCTGCGCCGCTTGCGCATCATCGCCTCGGCGAGTTCCATCCGTCCGATCGGCTGGCCGAGCGAAATGCCCGGCATCTCGGCGGACGCGACCAGCGAGCCGTGCGGGCGCCGCTCGACGGGCTCGGCAGCCTTGGCTCGTGCGGGCGCCGGGGCGGCGGCAGGGCGCCGCGCTGCGGGCTTTGCGGCAGCTGCGACGGCGACGGGCTCGGGTACGGCGGCGGCGGCCTCAAGCTCAGGCTCGTCGGCCGGAGCGGGCTCGGCCGGGTCAGGCTCGTCGGCTTCGGCGACGGGGCGGACGCGCTGCGCGAGAGCGTCGAGCGCGGCGGCCTGTTCGGCGGCAGACTCGGTGCGGACGCCCTGCTCGGTGCGAATCGCCTCGATCGTGTCGACGGCGGCCTGCGTCTCGGCGATGACGTCGCTCTGGGTGCGGGCGCCGACGTCGGCGGTCCCGTCGAAAACGGAGTCAGCGGCAGCTTCCAGCGCCGCGAGGAGCACCGACAGTTCGTCGTCGGTCAGGGCAGCGAGATCTTCGGGGATCTCGGGGAACAGCGGTTCCATGAATCGGCCTCCGGTAACGGAAGGGACAGGGCCGAGTGGGAACTACGCCGTCTCGTGCGTGAGGGGACTACGCCTCTCTCGCGTGGCTCGACTGTATCACGATCGGGGGAGCAGGGGTCAACGGCTTCGGCGGATTCTGCGCTTCAGGTGGAACGAGTCGGCCGCCGTCGCCGCGCGGTCGCCAGTCTCGGAAGGTGTCGCTCACGCCTCGGAGTCTACGCCTCGGGCGAGATCCTGCGCCATCCGGAGCAGCGGCTTATGGTCGCGATTGGTCGAGTGGCGGGCGCCGTCGACGGTGAGCTCCCAGCCGCCGACGATCGGCCGGACGGCGTAGGTGTGCACGTCGTGGCGGCCGACGTAGGCGCGCTCCCTGGCGCTCCACTTGAATCGGAAGACGGCAGTCATGCGTCGCCCCGAAGCCAGCGCGTCGTCTCGGCGAAGCCGTTGGCTTCGGCCTTGCGGGTGGCGATGGCCAGCGCGACGTCGTAGAGCGTCGGGGTGCCGGGCTTGTGGAAGATCGGCGCCGTGGCGCTGGCCTCGGATGCGCACTCCCGGCAGAACCGGGCGAAGCCGATGGAGCAGACGGCCGGTGCGCCGCAAATGCAGAGTGAAGTTCGTGTCTTAGCGATCGTTACCGGGGTGTCGGGGTGGACGTAGCGGGTGGCGACGTGCAGGCCGCTGGCGTTCACCCGAAGCCGGGTGAGGCGGACGGTCGAGCCGCCGCGCCGGTCGTCGTAATCGGCAGCTTCCCACACGACCCGGCCGCCGTCGACGCGGAAGGCGCCGTCGAAGCCGATGATGTCCCAGGCCGTTGCCCGGTCGCCAGGCCGCAGGGTGTCAAGGTCGACAGTCATGCCGGGATCCCGGTGAGCGGGAAGGCGGCGCCGTACTCGGCCGCCACGGCGCGAGCCTCGACCTCGATCGGCTGCTGCCAGTAGGCGCCCGAGCGCGCGCCGTCGGCGTACAGCCTGCCGCCGTCCGACACCTGCATGGCGTGCGCTAGCTCGTGCCAGAGGGTCAGCGACGCCCCGGCCCGATCGAGCCGAGCATGCAGGCGGATGAGGTGAAAGGCTCCGGCGTTCCGGTAGTCGCCGCGCCTGCCGCAGACGTTGGTCGGCAGCGCGTCGATGCGCACCGGCTTGTGGATGCCGAGCAGCGCGCAGGCTTCCTGTACCTCGGCCTTATCAATGCGGAGGTGGGCTAGCTTCGGGTCGATTCGGACTGTCGTCGATGCCATGCCCCTAATGTAGCACCCCCTTGACAGGATGTCAAGGGTGAGACTACAGGCCGTTCGTCCAGTCGACCAGCGCCGGAGAGTGCGACCCGATGAAGCACGACGCCCAGCGCGGCCGCGAATCCCGATGCCCGAGCAACACGCTCGGCGCCTCCTCGTCGTGCTGGACGAGGCTCGGCACCGTGCACCACACGGCGTGCCCACGCTCCCTGCGCCACCGGCCAACCATCTCGTCGTCGGCGATCGGATTCACCATGTCCGAGTCGAAGCGCCGCAGGTCGTCGACCATCAGGCGCGGGTAGCACGTCGCCACCGTCGGGCAGAATCGCTCGTTGGGATCGAGCGGCGACCAGGCGTGGCACAGCGGCACGACTGCCTTCATGGCGCACGCCGACTGGAACGCCAGGTCGTTCAGGAAGAACGCGACGATCTCCGTCGGCCGGTGCCGGATAGCCTCGACGGCGGCCCACAAGAATCGGCGGCATAGCAGCGCGTCATCCTGCAGCACCAGGAAGTGCGTGCAGTCCGGCGGCGCCACGGCCAGGCACGCCTTGTAGGCGCGCCACGGATTCACCGAGTGGACGCCGACGTGCGGCACGAGATCGGTGACGACGCGGAAGTGACGAGCGCGAGCGTCCGGCCCGAGCATGCCGAGCACCCGCCCCGGCAGCTGCGCCCGGGACGGGTGGTGCATGATCGCCCCGGCCAGGTGAACGTCGCGCCGAGGCCAGGGATCAGCCACGAGTGTACGGCAGGATCGTGCCGTCCTTGCGGATCAGCCCGGCGCGCGGCACCTTGGCACTCACGCGAGAGCCCGCCAGCGCGTCACGATGCCGCCGTCTTCTCGCAGCGCGCGATGGCGCGGCAGCCGCGCCTGGCCGTTCGCCCGGGCGAGGCCGCGCGACACGACGAGACGCTGCCCGCAGACGGAGCAGGTCGCCGTCGTCTGCTGATGGGTTCGCGTCATAGTCTGCGGACGGAGACGTCCCGAGCCCGGGCAATTGTCAACCGTGTAGGTCATCGTGCGCCCGAGGATACCAGGCGACTCGGCCTAGTGTCAGGCTCCGACCGGGCAGCACTGGCAGCCGGACTCGCCGCCGTGCCAGTCGTCGCGGGCCGTCTTCGCCATGACAGTCATCTCGTAGACGTCGGCGTTGGCGAGGTAGCGCAGGTCGTCGGCGGCCTTGAACAGGTCGCCGTCGAGGGTGGCGATGCGGTCGTCGAGATCGAGAGGGCCGTAGTCCTTCGGCCACTCGATCATCTGCTCGTTGTGTCGGCACCACTCGGAGAGTTCGTCGAGCACGGCGTGCGTGAACCGGCGGCCGAGGATCTGATCCCCGGGCAGCGGATTCATGCAGTCGTCGTAGTGCTGCCAGCTGCGGTGGGTGTCGGTGTTCTGCTGCATGTCCTTACTGTAGCGCACCCTTTACGGGATGTCAAGTCCGGGTTATTTGTAATCGGCCCTTGACACCACCTCAGCGAGCGGCTACGGTATGTCTAGTCACCGAGACAGGAGCGCCAACCATGACCCTCACCGTCGGAATCTTCCATCGCATCGACGCCCCCTTCACCGAGATCCACGGGCTCGGCGCCAAGTACGCCCTCGCCTACGACGTCAAGCTCCCCGAGGGAGCATGGGCCGACACGCAGGCGCAGAAGACGGGCTTTCACGAGTCGCTGCTCTCCTCGATCTACGCCGCCAGCGGCAACGCGCCCGACTACCTGCCGAACGGATGGGACGGATTCCAGTCGACCCATCGCGGCGCTCAGTGCCGGTCGCTCTCCGTCGGCGACATCGTCACCCTGCCAGATGGCACGGCTTACACCGTCGATCGCGTCGGCTTCCGGCGCGTCCCGCGCGGCATCGTCGCCGAAGGCAGCCGGATGCGCGTCCGCTACCCGATCGACTACTAGTCGGCGCTCACGGCCTCCCGACGAGCACGCAGCGCGCCCATGTCGCGCACGTAGAACGCCCGCGTCCGAAGCTGCTCGAAGACGCGCGTGGCCTCCTGCACCCGCTCTAGCGTCACGACGCCCGCCGCTACCAGCGCCGTCGTCTCGTAGTCGCCCTCGGCCGACACCAGCGACGCCGCGAGCGCCTGCCTCGGCACCGGGAAGCCCGGCACGTTGACGGCCAGCGCCGCCACCATCTCCAGTCCCTTGCCGCCCCCGAGCGGCCGCCAGTCGCCCGATACCGGCGACGCTCGCAGCGCCCGCACCTGCGCCTCGTCAGCGTCCGGCCGCACCGCGCCGCACAGCCAGACGCCGTGCCGACCGTCCGACGCGACCACGTCCGCCACAGCCGAGCCGGAGTCGTCGTAGTGAGCCAGCGCCGCCGTCCGTCCCAGCGACAGCGCCGCATGCCCGGTCCCCATCGTGATCTTACCGACGGCGACGCGAGCGCCCTCCTCCGTCAGCACCTCCCCCAGATTGAAGTAGGCGTAGCTCGACGAAGACTTCGGCGGCGTGGTACAGCCCGGCAAGCCGATATGGCACGTCCCCCACAGCGCCGCGTGCCCGTACACCTGCCCGTCATCGGTGACGTGAAGCGGCGTCGGCGCGTCGGCCTCCGGCTCCTCGAACCACGACAGAGGAGGACGCTCGGGCGCCATCCCCGCCGCACTCGCCGTGATCCCCGTCAGGTGCAGGCCGCCGTCGGCATTCGTCGCGAGGGCTTCGGTCGCTTCGGTCGCTTCGGTCGCACTCGTGCGCGAGCCGTCCTGATTCAGCTCCGTCCAGTACGCCTGCGTACGGAACGTCACCGGCGAGCCGGACGCGACCACGATCGACGCCTCCTCGAAGGCAGGGAACGGCGTGATCGTCGCGCCCATGATCTTCCCCTTCTGTACCACCATGCACCCCTCGAACAGCAAGTCGATCTCGTCCATCGGCTCGCCGTCGTACCCCTCCGGCTCCTCGAACGTCACCTCCTCCACCGCGAGATCGATCGACACTCCGGTCAGCGTCCCCTCAGCTACGAGCCGCTGAGTCTCGACGCCATGATCGCCCGAGTCGAAGACTCCCGTGCCGATGATCTCCGTGCCGACTCGCTCGATCGAGTCGATCCGTCCGCAGATCTCAGCGCCGTCATGCCCGGGCGCCGTCTCGAATTGGCTCATGAGCGACAGCGGCAACTCGCGCCAGTCGATCGACCCCTCGGCCAGCATGCGCATGTCCGACGTCTGGACGCCTTCGACGCACAGCACCGACCGGAAGGCAGCGCCGGACTCCAGCGAAGCGCCCTCCCCTTCGGCCAGCTGGATGCCCTTCACCGCGAACTTCACCCGTGCCATGCCTGACCCTCCTCCAGCCGATAGCGCCGACTCCTCCACGTAGGAGACGGCACAGCGGCAATTGACTACCTCGTCTGGCGATCCCGACTCGTCGCCAGGGTACATCAGGTCTGAGTCGCCGACCGTGAACGTCTCACTGATCGGCACCGTCTGCCCGTCCGCATCGGCGTGCGTCGGACGCACGCGCTCGTCGTCCGTCGCCACCCACACCTTCATCAGCACGAGAGGGTCGTCGCCTGACAGGTCGTCGCGAACGAAGCCGTCCGAGCCGATCGACGTCTGATCCAGGTGCGACGCGAGCCGCACCGATGCCGCGTTCTTCGCCCCGATCAGCTCCGTCCGGGCGATCATCGTCGCGCGACTCAGCGACGCCTCTCCTCCGAGCGCCGTACGCACGCGCGCCGCAGCCTTCGGGATCGACTCTCCCGCCTCGTAAGCGTCGGCCAGCTGCGTGACGATCTCGCGCCGCGTCGTCTCGACGATCTCCCGAATATGAAAGCCGCGCGCCGCCAGCACAGCGCGCGCCGTGGCCGACCGCACCCCCTCCGACAGTCCGGCCGCCGCGCCCATCGCGACGAGCACCGACTCAGCCTCCGTCATGTGCTTACGCAGGCGCGCCGCCACCACTCCCGCCTCGGTGCGAGGGTGCAGGATCTCGTCGGAGTCCGGCGTGTACCAGCCAGGGTCGACGGCTGCCGCCGTCACCGGCTGCAGGCGCCTCCAGTTCGTCAACCCGACGAGCACCATGCGATCGATCTCAGCCTGCCATGCCAACGCCAACGCACCCTCGGCCGCCTCCAGCCGGACGTCGGCAATCACGAGCGACGCAAGAAAGGCCGCGAGCCTACTCACACGCCCATGCCTGCCACTATCCCCAGCTTGACGAGATCGACCGGCGCCGCGCTCGGCGCAGGCTCGTGCAAGGTGTCGCGCGCATGCCCCTCAGCGGCCGCAATGAGAGCACGCACGATGTCCGGCGGCACCCCCCACCGCTCCAGCCGATCGGCAAACTCCTCGCACCCTCCGGCGACGAGCGCGTCAGGCTCGCCGACGCATTGCGGCAGAGATCCCCGCAGCTGATGCAGCTGCGCGGCAAGCATCCGGTTCGGAACGTGCTTCACCTCGGTGAGCAGCTTCGGGTCGCCGCTCCGGAGTCGTGTTCGTATCCGCGACCCGGCCAGGCTCCGAGCCCGGTCGACCATCAGGTCAACCGCTGCCTCGATCCGGCCAGTGCTGTTCTGCGTCGGCGGGCCGGGCTCTGACTCGTCAGGATCCTCGCCAGTGTCGCCGCGCGGACCGCCCGGCTTCTCAACGTCGGCAGGCGGCCGAGGAGCAGCCGTCGCCGACCTCGCAACCCTCTCGTCGATCTCGGACTGTTCCGGCGCGTCGGCCTCCTCGAAGCCTGCCTCGCGCCGCGTCGTGTCGCCCGACAGCAAGAAGCGGTCGTACAGCTCGCGAGCATCGCCGCTCTTGTCCGGGCGCCGCACAACGTCGGAAGCGTCGTAGGCGATCACGATGCGTTCCCACTGAGGGTGCCCGGCGGCCTGCAACGTCGGACGCATGTACGCCGTCGTCAGGTCGCGCACCATCGCGTCGGCGACCGGCTCGACGTGCGCCTTCCATGCGTCCTCGTCGATCTGCCACGCCGTCCAGTGGTTCGCGTCGGTGACGCCCAGCAGAATCTCCGGCGGCAGGTCGAGGCCGAGCGCGATCCGCTCGATGCACTCCTGCCGCTCGTTGTGCTGAGTCGCCGAATGATCCTCTTTCGCCAGCGTCAGGTGCCTGACCTGCGCGATGGCATCTCCCGACGCGCGCACCACGAGCGGGACGATCGCGGCTGCTGTCCCCTCGTCGCCGATCGGCGCCGTCATCGACTCCGTCAAGTCTTCCATGAACGGATCGTTGTGCGCATTCTCGTCGCCGCCGCCGCTATTTGCCTGCGGGACGGGCGGCGGCGAGATCGAGTCGGGCAGCAGCAGGATGCCAGCGCCCTGAATGCGGCTCCGAGCGCTGGCCCGGATTGCATGCCCGAGGATCAGCAACTCCTCGCACGGCTCAAGGACGCCCTTCATCGGCCCGTCGGCGAGCCCCGAGAACTGCGGATGGCGCACCCAGAAGCGCCATGCAATCGCCGACGCTTCGTCGGTCGGAGCGGGCTGCTCTGCCGCGTCGACGTACTCCTGCCCTGGATCCTTCGGCGTCCGCTTCCGGACGATCTTTCCGTCCCGGAAAGTCAACTCCCAGGTGCTCAGGATCTCCCAGCACTCGACGCCCGTATCCTCGTCGAGCGAGCAGAACAGGTAGCTCTCCCCGGTCAGGAACCTGAGCCGCCCGTACGACGCCTGCAGTTCGGAGCGTTCACCGGAAGCGTCGGCGATCCGATCGAGCGCCGCCCAGGCCGTCGGGTCGTCGGTGTCTTCCAGCTCGCCGTCGTCGTCGCGGATCTTGACCGTCAACTCCAGCTTGGCGAGGGTGCGCGCATAGAACTGCGCGGCGTACCAGATCTCTCCGAGCGCGTCGTAGTACGCCATCGAGCGATCCTGCCACTCGGCAGACCGGCGGCGAGAGTCGCGCCCAGGCTTGATCTTGACTCGCGCTGCCGACGAGACGACAGCCCCGAGACGGTGCGAACTACGCCCGAAAGCCACAGCTACGGAGTCGCGTCGGCAGTCTCGGCGACGCCAGGCTCAGGTGCCACCAGATCGGCGCCTGGGCCGCGCCAGAACGTCGCCGGGTCGTTGACCCCTAGCGGCGCCACGAGCGCCGCAGCGGGCGTCTCGGCGCCCTCGACGGCCGCCGGAGTCCACACCGAACCGCCGCATCCACAACCCATGCCGCGCCTCCTACTCGTCGAGATTCTTTACAGCCAGCCCCACGATGGCACTGAGGGCTAGCGGCGCCATCGCGACGAGCGTACCACGCGGCCAGACCTGCCACGAGCCCCAACACGCAAGGCAGACCCAGAAGCCGAGGCACCACGGACAAGCCAAGAACAGCATCCAGCGCTTGCCGCGCTCCCGGTCGCGCCGATCGCGCTGATGTCGACGGCCGTCGGAGTGCCACCCCGTCAGCGGCGCCCGGACCCGATCGGTGATCGAGTCCCAGCCGATCAGCCGCGTCAGGCGCATGGCTCCGAGCGCGAGCAGAATCAGCGCATACGGGCCGGGTGTCGTCACTTCAGCTTCCCTCCGTTGCCGCCCGGGTGAATCTCCGGCACGAACACTCTCGGTCCCGGCTTCTCGCCGTCGAGCAGCTTGCGCAGGATCTCCTGCGTCTCCGGCACCATCACGATCAGCAGACGCATCGTCTTCACCTTCAAGCCGGGCGCATTCTCAGCCGAAGCCAAGGCGTGCACCTCCAGCACCTTGACGCCCTCCCCGGCGTCGTGCAGCTGGTCGGCCACCTCATACTGCTCAAGCGTCAACGTGAACATGCTCTACCCCTTCCACGAGGATCTTCTGCCACTTGTCGAAGTCGCGCTGAATGACGTCCGGCAGGCCCGCGCGGGGACAGTCGACGAGGATCCTATTCGAGCGGCCGAACAGGTCGCGCTCTCCTTTTGATACTGCCTCGGCGTGGGCCTCGGTGCGCCACTCCGGCGAGTCCATCTCAGGGTGCGCATGCTCGTCGAGCTTGTGCACGATCGCGCCATGCCCGCCCATCCACGACAAGTGCCAGCCGTAGTAGCTCATGTCGTGCCCGTCCGGAATCTCGATCCGCACCCCAGTCGCCTGCCGGACGTCCTCCGGCGACGAGCCGCATGCGACCCCGTTCCAGACGTTCGGGTCGTCGCACGCCAGAAGCGTCGCCCCCGTCAACAGCCGGGCGATGACGTGGATCGGCACCCACCAGCGGTGCGTCAAGCTGCCTACGTGCATCGGTAGCGGCGGCACCGACATGAACGTCCAGCCCTGCTCGGCATAGCCTCGGATGATCGAGCCGCGCACGATCTCGTCCAGGTCGCTCAGACACACGACGTCGGTCGGCTCTAGGCCGTCGAGGCCGCGCGCCAGGCAGGCGCGCTGATGATTCTCGCGCCGCCAGCGCTCCGGGTCGCCGAAGTTCTGAAACGGCGCCACCATCGTCGGAGGATCGTCGACGACGACGACGCGGATCTTGTCTCGCCACTCGGCGAACCGGCCAGCGTCGAGCGCGTCGGTCAGGTACAGCGGCTTCGGGTTTCCCGCATACGTCGTCGTGGACTCAGCGAAGACGAAGACGTCGACCCACGGGCCTTGCTCTGCGAGCTTCACTTCGAGGACGTCAAGCTCGTTGAAGAAGGGCGTAAGCGACCAGCAGCGGCGCTCGGTCACAGCGGCGCCATCTGGCCGATGACACGCATGT